AACCTATACAGATTGAATTAGATTTACTTGATAAGGCACGTAGCCACGTAAATCAATACAGTTATCGTGAAGTAGCAAACTGGCTAAGTACACAGACAGGCCGCTACATATCCCATGTAGGGTTAAGGAAAAGGTTAGCTAATGAGCGAAGACGTAAGAACCAAGCTACAAGCATCCGCAAGTGGGCAGAATATGCGGAAAAGGCAATCGCCAAAGCGAAAGCCCTCGAAGAAGAAAGAACAGGTTCAAGAGCCAACGGTTGAGATACAACCGATAGAATACGAAACACAGGCTATAGAAGAGACAGCTAATGTACTCTTTAAACCTAATCCCGGCCCACAGACAGACTTCTTAGCTGCAGCGGAACGAGAGGTGTTATATGGTGGAAGTGCTGGCGGGGGTAAGTCCTATGCTATGCTCTCTGACCCACTACGCTACATGGGGCATCCCGCATTTAGTGGGTTGCTTTTGCGACATACAACGGAAGAGTTAAGAGAACTCGTATTCAAGTCGCAGGAGTTATACCCAAAAATCTGGCCCGGTATTAAGTGGTCAGAAAGAAAGATGCAGTGGACTGCGCCATCTGGGGCAAGGTTGTGGATGTCCTATCTCGACAGAGATGATGATGTCTTGCGTTATCAGGGTCTAGCGTTTAGCTGGATAGGATTTGACGAGTTAACACAATGGGCCACACCATACGCATGGAACTATATGCGGTCTCGTCTTAGGTCCACTGCACCCGATTTGCCAATTTATATGAGGGCTACGACCAACCCCGGCGGCAGAGGTCATCATTGGGTTAAGAAGATGTTTATTGACCCTGCGCCTTACAACAGAGCCTACGATGCAACCGATATTGAAACAGGAGAAGTTCTTAGATACCCAGCAGGACACGCAAAGGCTGGAAGACCTTTATACAAAAGAAGATTTATACCCGCAAGACTTTCTGATAATCCATACCTTGCGGAATCGGGTGATTACGAAGCCATGCTACTCTCAATGCCAGAGCAGCAAAGAAGACAACTCCTTGACGGAGACTGGGATATTAAAGAAGGTGCGGCTTTTACGGAATTTGACCGCAACATTCACGTCATTGAGCCTTTTGATATACCTAGTAATTGGGTTAAGTTTAGGGCTTGCGATTACGGTTACGGCAGCAAGTCTGGCGTTGTCTGGTTTGCTGTTGCACCTAATGAACAACTTGTGGTATATAGAGAACTCTACGTATCTAAAGTCCTTGCCACAGATTTGGCAGATATGATACTGGATGCAGAGGCTGGTGATGGAAATATTAAGTATGGTGTTTTGGACAGTTCTCTTTGGCACAAGCGTGGTGACACTGGCCCTTCTCTTGCGGAGCAAATGATTATGAAGGGCTGTCGGTGGAGACCGTCAGACCGTAGCCGTGGTAGTCGCATATCAGGTAAGAACGAAATACATAGGCGTTTACAGGTAGACGAATTTACAGAGGAGCCAAGACTTGTTTTCTTTAATTCTTGCACAAATGTCGTGTCCCAATTACCCGCCATACCGCTGGACAAGAAAAACCCGGAAGACGTGGATACAAATGCTGAAGACCACTTGTATGATGCGTTAAGGTATGGTATAATGAGCAGACCGCGATTTAGTATATTTGACTATGACGCTCGTGGTGGACCTAGAAATAGTATGCCAGTTGCAGACGCAACCTTTGGATATTAAGGATATATTATGAACGATGACGATATGATGATTGAGGACGATGCAATTGCATTGGAAGATACGGATGATACTGTATTAGAAGACGCAGATGTATCTTCTATTATTCCGTTTATTCAAAGTCGCTACCTACGTTCTGAAGATTATCGTGAACAAGATGAGAATAGATGGCTACGTGCTTATCGTAATTATCGTGGACTGTATAGTAATGATGTACAGTTTACTGAAGCTGAGAAGTCTCGCGTATTTATTAAAGTAACTAAGACTAAAACACTAGCAGCTTACGGTCAGATTACTGATGTACTGTTTGCTAATAACAAGTTTCCTTTATCTATTGACCCTACAGGATTACCTGAAGGTGTAGTAGAGGATGTACACTTTGACCCTCAAGAACCAGAGCAGATGCAGACTGACCAGAATGTTAGTCCTTATGGGTTTGCTGGTGACGGACGTGACTTAGAGCCGGGTGCTACTGCCACCACACTAACTGAAAAGTTAGGCGTAATGCAGAATAGACTTGAGCCAGTACAAGATAAACTAAAAGAAGGTCCGGGCAAAACACCTACAGCTATTGCATTTAGCCCTGCAATGATTGCAGCTAAGAAGATGCAAAAGAAAATACATGACCAACTAGATGAGTCAGGTGCAAGTAAACACTTACGTAATGCTGCATTTGAGATGGCACTCTTTGGTACAGGTGTAATGAAAGGTCCATTTGCCGTAGATAAAGAGTATCCTAATTGGGATGAGGATGGCAACTATGACCCACTATTTAAAACAGTACCACAAGTATCTCATGTATCAGTTTGGAATTTTTATCCTGACCCAGATGCGAATAACATGGATGAGGCGCAGTATGTAATTGAGCGTCACAAGATGTCACGTACACAGTTGCGTAATCTCAAGAAGCGTCCATACTTCCGTGCGCAGGTAATTGATGCCGCTATTGCACAGGGTGAAAACTATGATAAGAAGTATTGGGAAGATGACCTTTCTGATTATGCGCCTGAGACAAGCATTGACCGTTTTGAAGTTCTTGAGTATTGGGGTATGGTTGATATCGAAATGCTTGAAGAGCAAGACATCGACATTCCGAAAGAACTAAAAGAGTTTGACGAACTACAAGCTAATGTGTGGATTTGTAATGGTATGCTACTGCGTATGGTTCTTAACCCATTCAAGCCAGCTAAAATACCATACCATGCTGCGCCGTATGAATTAAACCCTTATTCATTCTTTGGTGTAGGTATCGCTGAGAACATGGACGATACGCAGACACTGATGAATGGCTTTATGCGTATGGCTGTAGACAATGCTGTACTGTCAGGCAACTTGATTGTAGAAGTAGATGAAACTAATCTAGTACCGGGCCAAGACTTGTCATTGTATCCGGGCAAGATATTCCGTAGGCAGGGCGGCGCACCGGGACAGGCTATCTTTGGTACTAAGTTCCCTAATGTGTCACAAGAAAACATGATGCTGTTTGATAAGGCACGTGTACTGGCAGATGAAAGCACTGGCTTCCCATCCTTTGCACATGGGCAGACTGGTGTATCAGGCGTAGGCCGTACAGCTTCTGGTATTTCTATGCTTATGGGTGCAGCGCAAGGCAGCACTAAAACAGTTATTAAGAATGTAGATGACTATCTTCTGCGTCCACTAGGAGAAGGACTGTTTCGTTTTAATATGCAGTTTGACTTTGACCCTGAAATTAAGGGTGACTTAGAAGTTAAGGCACGTGGAACAGAAAGCCTGATGGCTACAGAGGTACGTAGTCAGAGATTGATGCAATTCTTGCAAGTAGCAAGCAGCCCAGCGTTAGCACCGTTTGCGAAGTTCCAATATATCATTCGTGAGATAGCTAACTCAATGGGACTAGACCCCGACAAAGTAACCAACAATATGGATGAGGCCGCACTGCAAGCTGAGATTATGAAACAGTTTCAAGCACCAGCACCGGGACCAGAAGGCGCAGCACCAGCAGGTGTAAACCCAATGGACCCAACAGGTGCAGGTGGTGGCAATATAGGTATGGGACAGGCTCCTGTACCGGGTGAACAGGGATTTAGTGGTAATGGACAACAACAGGGAACTCCTCAACAAGCTGAAGCCGCTGGTGGGCAACAACCGCCAATGGGACCACTTCAGTAAGTATTTGGATAGCATGATAGCACAACATCATAAGGTGCTAGAACAATCTGAGAATATAGTAACGGTACACAAAGCACAGGGTGCTATAGATGTACTACGAAAGATTAAACGATTACGTGAGGACGTAGCTAACGCTGAAGGGTAATACTATGAACGAAATGTCAAAACAAATGGAAATGTTCGATGATGGTGGTCTTATGGATGAGGGCGGCACAGTAGACCCTGTATCTGGTAATGATGTACCACCGGGTTCGACACAAGAAGAAGTTCGTGATGACATTCCTGCCCAGCTAAGTGAGGGTGAATTTGTTTTTCCTGCAGACGTAGTGCGTTACTTTGGTTTAGAAAAACTTATGGAAATGCGCCAAGAAGCTAAAATGGGCTTACAACGCATGGAAGATATGGGTCAAATGGGTAATAGTGAAGAAGCTATTATGCCAGATAATCTTCCTTTTGATATTGATGACATTGATATGGAAGATGACGGTGAGCCACAAGAGTTTAACTTAGGTGGTGTGGTACAACAACCGGGAACTGGTATAGCTGGATATACTCCACCGCCAAGCCCAACTACAGGCTATACACCTCCACCTGTAGGCGTAGCTGTTGCTCCTGTTGTTCCGGGTTCTCAACCACAGGTAGCTTTCACTCCTACTACTGCCGCTACTAATATACCTACCTTTGGTCAGTTTGTAGGTACGGGCGGCGGTAAGTATGACGAACTTGTGACATACGTTAATGATGCAGGTCAGACAATGCAGATACCCCATATAAATGGTAAGCCTATTTATCCTGTACCTGAAGGATTTAAAAAACAAGAGAAACCTACAGATGTTACCACGGATACTCCTTTAGTAGATACAACAACGACAACACAACAACCCCAAGGTGACGGTGGCAGTGACAGAGATGATTCAGTAAGCACAGGTACAGGTACAGCTAAAGTTGGTTCTATTTCAGAAGCAATGGCTAGTTTATTTGGGTCAAAAGATGATAAACCTAAAACCGTTGGCATAGGAAATATCTATGACACTGCTGCAAAAACAAATGATTATTTTGGTGGTAGTAAAGCATTTGGTTGGAGTAATGAAGAACTTAGAGGTGCTACGTTTAAACAAGCTGGTGCGCAAGCTGGTTCTTTAGGACTTTCTGGTATGGTATCTGCTATAACTAAAGAATTAGGAATTACGGATTTTAACCTAAAAGATGTTGGTGTAAATGGATTTACTGCAATGAATGATTCATTAAATGCTATGGGATTAACTAACAGAGGTCAACTTATGAATGATGCTCAAGCTTCTTTAGTAGGTAATGCTATGGCAGCAGCACATGCAGCTACTGTTAAGGGTCAAGATGTAGAAGCAGCGTATAATAAAGTAATGAATACATCTCAAGCTAGGGCTACTATAGATAAATCATTAAATGATATTAAAGATTATTATGCAGGTAATAGACCCCCTAATGAACGTGCAAAAGGAATGACTTTTACTCAAGCTGCTGAAGTCGCTAGAGCAGATGCTGCAACCTTTAGAAATGAAGTCAATGACCTCGCTAATCCTGTTAATGGTTCTGCACGTATTACAAATAACGGCGTTCCTATTAATACTATAGTAGACCCTACAACGGGTAAACGGGTACAAGACCCAACAAAATCAAGAGCATTTACACAAGCGGGTCTTACTGCGGTTAAAAAAGCCGAAGCAAAACAAAAACAAGCTGAAGCTATCGCAAAAGCATTAGAGGATAAAGCAAAACGAGACCAAGAAAATAGAGCAAGGGCAGCGGCAATTGCAGCAGAGTATAATGCACGGTCAAGAGATTACGGTGGTGGTGATAGCGGCGAAAGGTCAGGGGATGATACTAGTGCGGGTGGTGTCGGAGTCGATGACACGGGAACAAGTACAGGTTTTGGGTCAGAAGAAGATTGCCTAACCGAAGACATGAAAGTTAACCTTAACGGCGTAATTGATTTTGTTACTAATATCAAAGTTGGTGACATGATTGATAACTACAAGGTCAAAGAAGTTCTACACAAGCATATGCGTAGCGGTTATTACGCAATTAATAACGAACTCAAGATTAGTAATGACCACCCTGTACTAGCAAATGGCACATGGACACGTCCAGAAGACTTGGTAGTAGGTGATAACATTAATGGTATTCCTGTATCATCACTTGAGTATGTAGAACGCATGACACCCACAGTATCAATTGTTATTGACGGTGAAAGTTTTGATGTACATACAGAAAACAATATCTACACAGTACATGGTAGATATAGGGAAGTACGTCAAGAGGCTGCGTAAGAGGCTTAAATCTTACAATCAGTTGGCTACTCACTCCCCACACCCGACAGTGTGGCTACAGCGGCCCCAACAAAGGAATAGATAATGAACGATACACTATTAGCAGAAGACATGAAGACTACGCCTAAAGTGGCATTTATGAATAAACCATACACTCAAGAAGAACGCACTAAGCGTGACGAAGAAGAACTGGAACAACTCAAGAAAGAACATGCAGGTGAGGCAGAAGAGGTAGAGGCAGAAGAAGCTGAACCTACTAGCGCAGAAGAAAAAACATTTAAGAAGCGTTACTCTGACCTACGCCGACATCAACAAAAGCAAGCTGAAGAGTTTAAGGCTGAACTAGCGGCAATGAAAAGCCAGTTAGAAAAGGCTACCAAGAAAGAAATGAAACTGCCTAAGTCTGACGAAGACATTGAGCAGTGGGCAGCAGACTACCCAGATGTAGCAGCTATCGTAGAAACAATTGCCATGAAGAAGGCAGCAGAGCAATCTACTGCACTAGAAGAACGCATGAAGGCAATTGATGAGATGCAAACTTCTGCTACTAAAGAGAAGGCTGAAGCAGCATTGATGCAGATGCATCCTGACTTTGATGAGATTAGAGACAGCGATGAGTTCCACAATTGGGCAGAAGAACAGCCTAAGTGGGTACAGGATGCATTATATGACAATGACAATGACGCTAGGTCTGCTGCACGTGCAATTGATTTGTACAAAGCTGACATGGGCATTGCTGAAGCTAAGAAGTCTAAGTCTGGTAAAGATGCAGCTAAGTCTGTCACAGCTAAGAACACACGTAATAAACCACAGGAAGATGAATCTTCTACATACTTACGTGAGTCTCAGGTAGAGAAGATGTCTGCCCATGAGTATGAGAAACATGCAGATGAAATTATGGAAGCTATTCGTAGTGGTAAGTTCATCTATGATTTATCTGGTTCTGCTAGATAAAAAAGAGTTGACAAACAGTTATTTTTAAGTATAACTATAGTCATGTGTAAAGTAAGCAGGTTAGCTACTTGCTTACTATACCAATCCGCAAACGACAAAAATCTTTAAGATTACCTGAATAACATGGCCTACTGAGTATATTAGTTGCAACTCTTATACAAAGTACACCCTACGTTAGACAGCCTCTGCCAAGAATTGTACTGTTTGCATCTGTAACAATCCAAAATAATAGGAGATGGATTATGGCTTTTCCAAGAGCAGCGGGTTACAACAACTTACCTAATGGTAATTTTAGCCCGGTAATTTACTCCAAACAGGTGCAGCTTGCATTCCGCAAGGCCGCTGTTTGTGACGCAATTACGAATAATGACTACTTTGGAGAAATCGCAAACTTTGGTGATTCAGTTAAAATCATTAAAGAACCTGAGATTACTGTCAAAGCATACGAGCGTGGTACAACTATTACCCCGCAAGACCTTGATGATGAGGATTTCACCCTCACCGTTGACAAAGCTAACTACTTTGCTTTTAAAGTTGACGACATTGAGGAAGCACATTCGCACGTTAACTTTGAGTCTCTCTCAAGCAACCGTGCAGCATACCGCCTAGCTGACCAGTTTGACCAAGACGTTCTTGGTTACTTGACTGGCTTCAAACAAGCTGCAATTAGTGGTAACGCTAATGTAACGAACAACATTGTTAACGGAACTAAAGCTGTTGCTACAGCCGGAAATGATGAACTTCTTACTTCAATGAAGCTGACAGCCGCTGACTTTAATGCTGGTAACGCTGCTAACTGTGTGGGCTTGAAGCCTCGCGCATCTGAAGCTGTACCAACAACTGCTGGCGTAGCTAACCCATTGACTGTGATTGCACGTATGGCTCGTCAACTTGACTTGCAAAACGTAGAGTCACAAGGTCGTTGGTTGGTAATCGACCCAGTGTTTGTTGAACTGCTGAAAGACGAAGACTCACGTTTGTTTGATTCAGACTTTGGTGGTTCTGGTCTACAGAATGGTTTGATTTTGAATAACCTGCATGGCTTTAAAGTCCATGTTTCTAACAACCTGCCTTCTATTGGTACAGGTCCATCTACTACAGGTGGAACTAATGCTAATAACTTCGGCATGATTGTTGCTGGTCATTCTTCATCAGTCGCTACTGCTGACCAAATCAACAAGACTGAGACTTACCGCGACCCGGACAGCTTCGCTGATATTGTCCGTGGTATGCATTTGTATGGTCGCAAGATTCTTCGTCCTGAAGGTCTTGTTAACGCCAAATACTGCTTGCTGTAGAGGAGATTGAATTATGGCACTAGGTGATAACACTCTCCAAGCCGCACGTGGCAACTCGCAGCGTGGGCGTAATCCATACATGGTTCAGACCACATTTGACTTTGCAACAGCACTGTCTGACAAAGGTAGCGCACTTGCCGCTGGCGATGTCATTCCAGTAATTGCTGTTAAAAAAGGCATGATGGT